ACAAGCGTTTGGTAATGTTATTGGTGGTTTGGCAAGTGGATTCCAAGCAGCAATGCAAGTGCTTAGAGAAAACGCTTTTGAATCAACACGCCAATTCTTATTAGCTACTCAAGCAGTTAGTGATTTAGTATTTGACCACCAACTAAAACAAGCTCAAGGAAACGCAAATGCAGAACGTAAGATTAGAAAAAAACAATTCCAAGTTAATAAGGCTTTCGGTATTGCAAACTCTGTTATTGATGGGGTGCAAGCGGTTCAAAAAGCATTAAACAATCCTTACCCTTTGAATATCATTTTAGCAGCAGCAAGTGGTATTATGGCAACGGCTAACACTATTCGTATTGCTAAAACAGAGTTCAACGATGGTGGTGGTGGTGGAACTGGAGGCGGTATCTCAGGGAATTTAAGTGCAGCAGGCGGTGGCACAAATGTAGCACCTCCGAGTACTGGTAGTACTTTACTTAATGCAGATGGTACAATTAAGAAACAAGGGGCAAACGCTCAACCAATGGTTAAGGCTTATGTAACGGAAACGGATATAAGCAGTACACAAAAAAGAGTAAACAGTATAGAAGAGAAATCACAAATTAAATAGCACACTATCACTAAATAAATATATAATAGTATGGAAAAGGTATTACCAATTTATAGGTTAACTATAAAAGATGAAGATGATAAAATGGGAGTTAACTATGTTGCTCTTGTTGATGAACCAGCGATTCAAACCAATTGGCTTGCATTTAACGGACAAATGAAGTTCGCAATGGATAAGGAGCGTAAAATTATTACGGGTGCTTTGATGTTAGCAGACTTACCAATATATCGTAGAAGCGAAAAGATGGGAGAGTTTTACGTTGTGTTTGATAAATTCCAAATCGAAAAGATAGTACAAAGGTTTATGAAAAATGGTTTTACCGATAACGTAAACAAGATGCACGATGCTAAACAAACCGTTGATGGAGTTTATATGTACGAGTCTTTTATTGTAGATTCTCAAAGAGGGATTAGACCACCAGTAGGATTTGAAGATGCGCCCGAAGGAAGTTGGTTCGGAAGTTACAAAGTAGATAACGAGGACGTATGGAATAACTTTATTAAGACTGGGGAGTTCAAAGGATTTAGCGTTGAGGGTGTGTTTGATTTAGTACCCGAAGGAGATGCAAAGGAAAAAGATATTATGAAGCAGATAGTTGATATTATCGCCTCTATAACTGAATAAGTTGCACACTACTATTAAAAGTATATATAATTATAAATAACTTATAAAAATGAACATTAACGAAGCACTTGATAAATTGAAAGGTATCGTAGAGAAATTTAGCGGTACAGAGCAAAAGTTTAAAGATGTTAAACTTAACGATGGTACTACTATTATTTCTTATGATGGAGATATGCCAGCACAAGGTATGCCATTATTTGTGGTTACCCCTGAGGGTAGAATACCAGCACCAGATGGAGAACACGTTACCGAAGATGGAACTACTATCGTTGTTATTGGTGGTTTAATTGCAGAGGTTAAAGAAGCCGAAGTGGAAGCACCAGCAGCAGAAGGAACACCAACAGAAACACCAGCAGCAGCACCAGTTGAATCAGCAGCAGCACCAAAAAGAGTAATCAAATCACAAGTTGAGGAACACGTTTTCTCTTTAGAGATTGAAGGTGTAGAACCTATTTCAGTTGATTTTAGTTCTATGTTTACTGCATTTAACGAGAAGTTTGCAGCACTTGAAAAAGAAAATACAGAGTTAAAAGCTGAGTTTGCAAAAGCAGCAGAGTTCAAAACTGAGGTTATTAAGTTAGTATCTGAGATTGGCGACCAGCCAGCAGCAGAGGCAACAGATAAAGAAGTGAATAAGTTTAAAAAGAAAATGTCTTTAAAAGACGCACAATTGCAATTTAGAAACGCATTAAAATAATTATTAATTAAAAACACATTTAAAAAATGGCAGGATTCACAGCAACTTTAACGGATTACGTTGAAGAAAACAAAGGCGACCTTATCTTAGAATCGGTAATTGGCGCACCAACATTGGCTTACCCTATTGATATTATTCAAGGGATTAAATCAAGTCAAGCATTTAACTTTTTAGCTGTTACAGCACCGTTCCAAACTGGAACTACTTGTGCTTTTAACAGTTCAGGAGATGTTACATTTACTCAGTCTACAATCTCTGTAACCGATGTAAAAGTACAAAATCAATTTTGCCCTAAAACACTTGAGAGTAAATACACTCAAAAGTTTTTACGTCCAGGCGCACATCAAGAAGAGTTACCAGTTGGCAAATACATTACCGACCAAGTAAACTTGTTGATTAAAGCGCAAATGGAGCAAGCATTATGGCAAGGCGATACTGCTTTAACTAACTTACCTAACTTGAAAATTTTTGATGGTTGGTTGAAGAAAATTGACGCAGGTTCTCCAGTAATTGCAACAGCACAAGCAGACGTTACAACTGGAACTATTATCGGAATCATTGATAATATGTACACATTGTTAGGTTCTAACTTACCAGCTATTATGAGTCGTCCTGACTTAGTATTGGTTATGGGTAAAGATTCATTCCAAATCTTAGTATTAGCATTGCGTAACTTAAACTACTTCCATATTGACGTAAACCAATCTTTACAATCTTGGGAATTAAACTTCCCTACATACGGATTGAAAGTTATTGGAGTAGATGGTTTGTCAAACATTGCAGGTACTCAAGCAACTAAGAAGGACCGTATGGTATTGACTTATTGGGATAACTTAGTATTTGGTACTGACTTACAATCTGATTACGAAAACTACGAAATGTGGTATTCTAAAGATGACAGAGTTATAAAGTTATCAGCAGAGTGGAAAGCTGGAACAGCAGTAAAGAAAACTACTGAGGTTATCACTTACAAAAATTCTTAATTAACATAAGGGGGTGAATAGCCCCCTTTTTAAAACTTTTATACAACATGGCTTGTACTATTATTAATGGGAGAGAGATTGATTGCCGAGATTCTATCGGTGGTATTGCGGAGGTTTATATTACTGAATGGGCTAATGTTCCACAAGCGAACATTACAGCTACAAGTGGTACAATTACTGCAATGTCATGTAGTGCTGGTAAGAAATTCTTTACTTTCCAATTAGAAAAAGAAAACGCATCATTTACGGAAACTGAGAATAGTTCGGTAGAGAATGGTACTTTATTTTACGAAAGTAATTTGAACTTTACTATTAAAAAGATGAGTGCTGCAAATCGTAATGCTTTAAATATTTTAGCAAAGAATAGATTAATGGTTATTGTAAAAGATAACAACGGGTTAATTTATTTGATGGGACAAGTAAACGGAGCGGATAAGATTGGCGAAAACAATGCTACAAGTGGTAAGGCTTTTGGGGATATGAATGGTTACTCTTTGAACTTCACAGCAAAAGAGCCAAACCCAGTAAACACTTTATCACAAGTAATTCTATCAACTCTTTTAGTTTAATTTTCATAGTTTTGGTTTTTAGGGAGAGGGAAGCAGTAAAATGTTTCCCTTTTTTATTGCACAAAATCCAAATAATTATATATAATAGTATATGATAATTATAAACAAAAATAGCAATAATACTTTTCAGCTTACATTGACTGAGAATATTACGCTATCAAGTCCTAATTATTTATTTGAATTTAAAAGCGATATAAGCAACGAGAGTGTTTGTTTTATTGCAAGTGATACAAGTGCTTACCAAGAAAGATATAATCAGTTTACGGTAACAGAAACAAGCGGAACTAATATCTTAACAAGTGGAACAATAACACTTGAGCCAATGGGATTATGGACGTATAGAGTATTTGAGCAAACAAGTTCAAGTAATCTTAATCCAAGTTTAGCAGATAGCACAACACCGTTGGAAATTGGCAAGGTAAGAGTAAAAGGGAATAGCACAGTAGATTGGGATTTTTACGATGGGGATAATATAACATTTGATGTAAATGAGTAACACGCAACCTTTATTTATTAAGTTTGAAAATCACAAAGTACCAGAGTTCAAAGAAGAACGAGGTAAGGATTGGATTTTATTCGGTAAGGATAACTTATACCCTGACTACTTAATAGATTTATATTTAAGAAGTGCAAAGCATAATGCTATTATAAATGCTAAGACTAACTACATTTATGGTGGCGGTTTAACTATTGACGATAAAACGGCAACGGTAGAACAACAAGCAATTGCAAATAAGTTTGCTGAAATGGTTAAGAGTTTTAGCAGAGAAATGATAACTGATTTTGAATTATTTAATACGGTATGTATTGAGGTAATTTGGAATAAAAAGGGGACACGTCCAGCAGAGTTAAACTATATTCCAGTATCGAGAATTAGAACTAATGGGGATGAAACGGAGTATTACTACTCGAACGATTGGAGTAAGAACACCCGACAAGATGAAGAGAAAACTGGTTTTAAAGTTTTCAAACCTTTTGACGTAAACAAAAAAGATTTGGTACAACTTTATGTATTTAAAGTAAAGTCGCCTAAGAAAGGTAAAGAAAAAAACGTATACGCTATTCCTGAGTATATTGGAGCAACGGCAAGTA